GTGACTCTTGAAGTCGCAGATAAGACGAATCTCGTCCTTGTCTCATCGGATATTGATCCGAAGACAGGGCGTGCTACCGCGATCTACTCCATCTCTGGAGCGGATCCTGGTAGACCCGTTACCCTTACCGTGAACTCCGACCCCCTTGGTCCGACTGTGAAGAGCAGATACTGCTCTATCACACTCAGAACTTGGGTGAAGCAGTCCTCGGACGTCACTGATGTTACGACTTACTGGCCTATACAGGCTGGTATGTCATTCGTCGTGACTGGAGATGCTCCACTCGTGCTCTCCGACCTAGTATCTCTCTTAGGTACGGCTTTTAGCTATACCTATTTGAGTGTCTCGGCCGGTGTACGCGAGACGACTTGGGCTGCGAAGCTCCTTGCTGGATCTCCGCAGATCAAGTGAACGCACAAGAGGTTGATATTTCAACCTCGGACGGTCATCGCCGATTTACAATCGACGACGACTTTTGTGCTTCGTCTGGTGTATCAACAGCGAATAGAGAGACTGTCAAAGTTTTTCTATGCTCGTGGTTGGCACTCCTCTCGGATAGCCCTCTTGATTCTGAACACGGACCTAAACCTAAGAGACTCTTTTCGAGTTTTCTTAAGGAAATTAGGACTAGTGGTTTTAAACCCACTGTGCTCAGGTATTCAGACTTGGCCCATAGACTAGCCTCACAGGCTTATCTATATGGCACCTCATCTTTCAATGATGAGTTTATTGATGAGTTTAAAGATTCCCCGATTTTTCGGGAATATCATCAATATTATAAGTCTGAAGATCCATCCTTATTTAGGTATATATATACGTTTCTTACTTTTGGTAAGAAACTACCATATATAGACCCTAAATTCGAATCAACCGCCTTTCGCGGTTGGCTGGATCTCGAAGAACAGCTATCCACATGGTCTTATGACGACAGTGATCTCAAGATACTTAATCGTATCATGATTTCATTGCTCCCACCTTTATCACTTGATAACTTTTACCCAAAGTTTGGGCCTAAAGCTGTCAGTGAACGGGGTGTGCACACACGTATTGATAAGGTTGAAGCCTTTCAATATGATGCGGTCATTAATCGCCATATCTTAGGTGGTTCGTTAGGCCACTACGGGTATGGAGAAGATCATGGACTTACTCCGGCGCGGGCAATTCCAAATTTGTCTGCTTGGGGAAAGAGAGAGGTGACTAGCTCTCGTACGGCTAGACTCAGATTCGTGCCTAAGGATTTGAAAACCGCTAGATCCATTTGTATGGAACCTAGTGTTCTTCAATACTTTCAGCAAGGAATCTGGGACCGTATCGAGAATACCCTTATCGATACACCATTTAAATGGTGGATTCGATTTCGCGATCAAAGCTATAATGCAAACCTGGCTACTTTTGGTAGCTATACGGGTGAAATCGATACAATCGATCTCTCATCCGCTTCGGATTGCGTTACGCTTGGCCTTGTAAAAGGAATCTTTCCTCGTACTTGGCAGATCGCGATGCGAGCAACTCGGTCGTCTCAATGTTTCTTACCTAATGGCAAGATTCATAAGTTGACCAAGTTTGCTCCTATGGGTTCTGCGTTATGCTTCCCGATACAAAGTTTGATATTTGCATCGATTTGCATTTACGCAGCGCTGGTTTACCAGCATCAAGTCACCGGCGTAGCCCTTCTGGACCTAATTGACCAGCGCTCTATTCGTAGAGCTGCTAGATCCTTTAAGAGAAATCTTGAAGGAACTGGTCAATTTGAGCCATTAGGAATCTACGGTGACGACATCTGTGTAGACAGGCGTCTTACAGATGAAGTCATAAACATCCTCCTCCGTTTAGGTTTCCGTGTTAATCACGGGAAGTCCTTCCGCGGCTCGCAAGCTTTTCGCGAATCGTGTGGGGCCTTCGCCCTAAACGGCCATAGAGTAGACCCGATGTACTATCGGGTGGACTATAGAGGTACGCATAGCGCGTCCTCTATAGCTTCTATGGTAGCTCTTTCAAATGAATGCTTTAACAGGAAATACGCCAATCTAAGGCGTTTTCTTATTAAACATTTATTACACAAACGGATTAAAGGTATCGGCCTAATGGCCCGAAACCCTATTCTATTTGTGTCTCCTGATGATGATACCTTCGGAATAAAATCCGATTATCCCTATAACGCTTTGCGTGTTAGAGATAATAAGCGGTATCAGCGTCAAGAATGGAAGAGTATAGGAATCTCATATGAGTGGAGGGTCAGAGACACATTCTGTGTCACTGACTCATACTCTTATATGAGGTGGATGGCCAGTAGGCGGCATGCATCTTCAGTACCCGTTGAGGGTACGCATGGCGTCCACACGGGCGGTGCCCGAGTGGTCTGGAGATGGACACCAACCACTGAATAACCTAACGCGTGGG